AGGGCTGATTAAGGCAAGACACGAAGTGACCAAATTCTCCAAGGCTGAGAAGTTCAAAAATACCCCAGATGGGGAGATTCTTATCTTGTCGCAGATAGTGGTCCGCAATTTTATTCTGATTTCCGAAGGCGTCAGCCTGAATCTTATAAATCCGGGTGCGCAAGTCCAGGCGGCGCTTCAATTCATGTTGAAATCGTTCCTCGGCCTTCTCTCGAGCTCGAGAGTCCTTGTATGACTTTCCGACAGTTGAAAAGGCTTTATAGTTATCCAAGAGCTTGCTATAAATCGTGATAAAGCTATCGGAGTTCGTCTCGCTTACGATTTCTTCGAGGACGTAATTTTTAAGAGCTGTTTCGATTGTCATTACGCAAGGATAAAAAAGGCCCTTCATTTGGGAATCAAATTCATAGATCGCCAAGAGTTCTTCGAATTTTGTGTAGGGGATTTGATTCGTAGGGCTTTTAATATAGCGATACCCCTTGTAGCCATGATAGTACCCAATGTTCATGAGCTTGCGTTTTTGTGACGAACCTGCAATTGCGATTCCCTTGTTATCACGCAGATACTTCATGAGCGAATCGATTGACTTGGGCTTGCTGGAAGGCACGAAATGTCACCACCTTGTTATTTATCATATCTATTGTACCCCTAAAAAGTATGTGCGTCAACCCAATAGCAAGAGTGTACTAAAGGTGTACTAATGGTGTACTGCTTTTTCAGTTTCGCTGTGATATTATTATACTTGCCAGAGATGGAACAAAGAGTCTGAGGAGTGATCCGCAGGCTCTTTTTTCATGGCCGGACGCGTCTTTCATCCTTTCGCGCGTCCGTACATAGAAAGGAGAGCGAAACTATGATTTTTACGAGTGAGCAGGTGTCTTGCGGACACCCGGACAAGATTTGCGACCAGATTTCGGACGCAATCGTTACGGACTGCCTCCGGCATGATAAAAGCAGCCGGGTCGCAGCCGAGTGCATGATAAAGGATTATGAGATCACCATCGCTGGCGAGATCACATCCCGGCACACCCCAGACTTCAATGCCCTAGTCAGGGAGGTGCTGGAGAACATCGGCCTCCCCAATGTGGAGCGGTACAACATCCGTGTCATTATCAGTCGGCAGAGTCCGGATATCGCCCAAGGCGTGGACGGTAATCACGGCGCTGGTGATCAGGGCATGATGTTCGGCTACGCTACGGTGGAGACCCCGGAGCTGCTGCCGATTCCCTATGCCGTTGCGACACACGCGTTGGAGCTGCTTCGGTCACTGGCATCGCCGCTGCTCTTGCCAGATGCAAAAGCGCAGGTGTCCTACGATTACACCGAGAAGAAAATCACGACCTTCCTTATCAGCACGCAGCACATCGCGGAGTGTTCGGTGGAGGACATCCGCCCCGTGGTAGAGGCGGTGATGGAGACCGCTGCGCTGGACTATGATCTGAACACCGACTTCGAGCGTCTGGTCAATCCGACCGGCCGATTCGTGGTCGGTTCTTCTTTTGCCGACTCTGGTCTGACCGGAAGAAAAATCATCGCGGACACCTACGGCGGGATGTGCCGACACGGCGGCGGTGCATTCTCCGGAAAAGACCCCACCAAGGTAGATAGAAGCGGAGCGTATATGGCGAGGAAAATCGCCAGAGATGTTGTGACCGCAAAGTGGGCGAAGCGGTGCGAGGTGCAGCTGGCCTACGCCATCGGAGTAGCGGAGCCGGTCTCCATTGCGGTAGAGTGCTTTGGCACCAACCGTCTGCCGGAGCGCGAGATCATCAAACGCATCCGTGCGCTGTACGACCTGACCCCGGACGGTATCATCAAGCGTCTGCATCTTCTGGATGTGGACTACAACCAGGTCAGCGCCTACGGTCACTTCGGTAAGCTCGGCCTGCCCTGGGAGGAATGATCATGCCGCAAAGACCACGAACACCGTGCAATCATCCGGGATGCCCGGTGCTTGTTCCGTATGGGCAGATGTACTGTGAGGAACACAAAGCCCTCCACCCGGAAGCGACCCGCTCTGCGGGAAAGCGTGGATACGGGTCTCGGTGGCAAAAGCAGAGCAAGCTGTTTCTTCAAAGCCATCCTTTGTGCGTCTCCTGCCTGGCGCAGGGTCGATACACTAGGGCCACCGTGGTAGACCACATCATCCCGCACCGAGGTGACCCGGCTCTGTTTTGGGACAGAAAGAACTGGCAGCCGCTCTGCAAGCCCTGCCACGACCAAAAGACATGGACAGAGGATAATAATCCGGAATACCGCTACTGAAGCACCCCCAGGGGCGGTCAAAATCTCCATAAATTGGTCACGAAAAGACCGGGGTCCCCTCAAACGTAAATTTCCGCGAAATTAAAGAGGGGGGATACCACGGCGGGGGTGCGTTCTGCATAAAAGTTCATCGAAAAAATGCAAAAGCGGAGCGTTTCGGGATGGATATGCCGCCTGGAAATGCTTTTGCTTTTGCGTAAAAGTTCCACAAACAGCCACAGAACTTCATCCAAATGGTGAGGTTTTGCGGCTTTTTTAATTGAACTTCTCAGCGAAAGGGTGTGAAGCAATGACAGAGTTACAGGCTGCGCAGATACGGGAACTCCGTGTTCAGGGTACAGGCTATCGCGCCATTGCTTCCGTGGTCGGCCTGTCGCGCGACATTGTCCGCAACTACTGCAAAAGCCACGGGCTGGACGGCTATGCCGCAGTCCTGACCATGAACATGAAAGAGCGAATGCATAACGGATTCGCCTGTCAGTTCTGTGGCAGGGAACTGCAACAGCCAGTGACCGGACGGAAGCGAAAGTTCTGCTCAGATAAATGTCGGCGGGACTGGTGGAAGGTACACCCGGAACAGATCCAGCGTAAGCCGACCGCCTTTTACGAAGGGACCTGCGCCTATTGCGGGAAGCCCTTCATCGCATACGGGAACAAGAGCAGAAAATACTGCTCCCACGCCTGCTACGTCAATGACCGATTCGGAGAGAACATGGAGGATAACGAATGAGTGCAATGGAATGGCAGACCTTATCGGTCGATGCCCTCAAGCCTGCGGCATACAATCCCCGCAAAAAGCTGAAGGCCGGCGATAAGGAATACGAGAAAATCAAGAACTCCATTCAGGAGTTTGGGTATGTGGAGCCCATCATTGTCAACTACGACATGACGGTCATCGGCGGACACCAGCGCCTGACCGTTCTGAAAGACATGGGCTACACCGAGGTTCAGTGTGTTGTTGTCCACATCGAGGACGAGGCAAAGGTCAAGGCTCTCAATATCGCGCTGAATAAAATCACCGGCGCGTGGGATGAACAGCTTCTGGCAGATCTTTTGGTCGACCTCCAGAGCAAGGACTTCAACACCGACTTTACTGGTTTCGAGGCCCCGGAGATCGAGCAGTTGTTCTCCAAGGTACACAACAAGGAAATCACCGAGGATGACTTCGATGTGGAGGAGGAACTCAAGAACCCCACCATGACCCGGCTCGGTGATGTCTGGGCCTTGGGCCGACACCGCCTGGTGTGCGGTGACTCCACTAAGCCTGAAACCTATGATGTCCTGATGGATGGGCAAAAGGCAAACCTGGTGGTGACCGACCCGCCGTACAATGTGAACGTGGAGGAAACCGCAGGCAAGATCAAGAATGACAATATGTCCGATGAGGATTTCTACAAGTTCTTGTTCGCCGCCTTCGTCTGCATGGAGCAGAACATGGCCCAGGACGCATCCATCTATGTGTTCCACGCTGACACCGAGGGGCTGAACTTCAGAAAGGCATTCCACGATGCAGGTTTCTACCTGTCCGGGTGCTGTATCTGGAAGAAGAACGCTCTGGTGCTGGGGAGATCCCCCTATCAGTGGAAACACGAACCCTGCCTGTTCGGCTGGAAGCTGGGCGGCAGGCACCAGTGGTACTCCGACCGCAAGCAGACCACCGTCTGGGAATATGACCGTCCGAAATCCTCCAAGGAGCATCCGACCATGAAGCCGGTCGCGCTGATGGCCTACCCCATTCAGAACTCCAGCATGAGCAACTGCATTGTGCTGGACCCCTTTCTGGGAAGCGGCTCTACGCTGATGGCCTGCGAGGAGACCAACCGCATCTGCTACGGCATCGAACTGGACGAGAAGTTCGCCGATGTCATTGTGAAACGATACGTTGAACTGAAGGGCAGCAGCGATGGTGTGTTTCTTCTGCGAAATGGGGTCCGCATCCCGTACTCTGAGGTTCAAGTGTCAGAGAACGAGGACGAGGAGATCCCTTTGTTTTGAGGTGGAACATGGAAACGAAACTGACACTCGGCAGCTTGTTTGACGGCTCTGGCGGTTTCCCTTTGGGCGGTATGCTGGCCGGCATCACGCCGGTCTGGGCCTCCGAGGTGGAGCCGTTTGCCGTTCGGGTCACTACGAAGCGGCTGCCGTTTATGAAACATTACGGTGATATTTCTGCCCTGAACGGTGCAGAGCTGGAACCCGTGGACATCATCACTTTCGGCAGTCCGTGCCAGGATATGTCTATCGCGGGCAAAAGAAGCGGTCTGGACGGTTCACGCTCCAGCCTGTTTTACGAAGCAATCCGCATCGTCAAAGAAATGAGGGAAAAGACCAATGGAGAAAAACCAAGATGGATATGCTGGGAGAACGTCCCCGGAGCCTTCTCCTCAAACGGAGGCGGAGACTTCCGTGCCGTCCTCGAAACGGTCATCGGGATCAAAGAGCCGGATGTTCAGGTGCCTGCGCCTGGTAAAGACGGATGGCCCTACGCCGACTGCTACGTGGGAGACGGATGGAGCGCTGCTTACCGCACTATTGATGCACAATACTGGGGAGTCCCCCAGCGAAGACGCCGCATCTTCCTTGTCGCAGATTTTGCAGGCGGGAGTGCCGGAAAAATACTCTTTGAGTCAGAAGGCGTGTCTGGGTATTCTGCGGAGAGCTTCCGTGCGTGGCAAAGAGCTGCCCGAAGTCCTGCGGCTGGCCTTGGAGCGGCAGGCGGCATCTGCCTGAACGACCAGGGCGGTTTCCGTATGGACGTCTCGGAGGAAGTCGCCGGCACCCTCCGCGCTGAAAGTCACCACCCGCCTTGCATTGTTCCGCTGGAGCATCACCCCATCGACAGCAGAATCCGCATCGAGACAAGCGATGCCATCCAGACCCTTAC